ATGCATTCAAAAAAAATGCTTGACAAAGCATTCAAACGAATGCTATTATTATGTTGTAAGAAGCATTCAAATGAATGCATTTTACAAGGAAGGTCACTTGAAAAAGTGAAAGCACCAAGAAGCCCCGGAGTAGTTCCACCGGGGCAATTACCTAAAGAAAAAATAATAAAAGAATTAAAAGAAAGAAAGGAAATAAGATTATGGAAGCAATAATAAAGGGTAATTTTGTAAAAAACGATTCAATTAAGAAAAAGGACGGTACGGTTTTAAATGTGGCTATTGTTTTAGCAGGTAACGAAACCGTGCAGATTAACAATATGATGTTTGGCGCGGATGTTAAACCACTTCAGCCAGTTGAGCTTCGTGTCAATATAAAAAATAGTCAGTATGGCTTGTATATTACACCGGTCACAAATAACTAAAATATTAGCAATCATTATGATTGCAGGTGCTTTTCTTCTTCCACAAATGAACGCTTATGCATATTCAACATCAGATGCAGAACTTGAACCGTACCGGGATAACTCGGTTATCAACGATTTAGGCTTTGATTTACCAACATTCAAGTATAAAGTGCTTTATAGAAATAACACTTATGTGCTTGATACTGATGTTACACAGTATTTCTACATACTCGTTAATTTCGAAGACTTACAATATTGTGATGTCGGACTTGATAGTTTTTCAATGAGCAAAGGTAAATGCTGTATTGCTGTTGTTGATGTTAATTCATCATACAGCGGTGATTATCGTTATATCGACTGCTCGTCATCAGAGGACTTTGAAAAACAGCTTGAAAAACTTTATCCAAATCAAAGAATGAAGTTCGGTGACCTTGTAAGCTTTTATGTTCCTGAAAAGACAGTAATTAACGATTTCTCGAAGCTGATAAATTATCAGCAACTTGTCGATAAGCTCGATACGGTAACAACTCTTGTAATTGTTCTTTGTCTGGCTTCCGGCATAATCATTGGTTGTCACTTTTTAAAGCAATTCAGCTTTTGGAAGTGGTAATAAAAGCCGACTGTGTCGGTTATTGCACTGCTGGCTTACTAAATAAGTAAGGCACGAATGTTTTAAAAGGAATTGATTTGAATGAATATATCAGACGGTGTATATATCTTAACAGTCGGCTTGGCTCTTGGGTTTGTTATAAGTGCTTGTTTTTCCATTTTGGGATATGTCACTTATTTCTTGCTCAAGCTAATTGATAATTCAACTAAATAAGGGGGTGAAAACAATGAAGATTAAAGAAAAGCTTAAGGCACACGCTTCAAAAATTGCAGCTGCTGTAACAGGTGGTGCAGTAATGATTGCCGGTGCTGTTCCTGCTTTTGCTGAAGGTGCTGCATCTGATACCGATGGACTTAAGTCTGCTATGTCTACTGCATTTGGTCAGATTAAAACCGATGCTTTTTCTATGATGGGTACAGCTCTTCCTATTGCTCTTGGCATTATCGGCGCTGTACTTGCTGTTAAACTTGGCATTAAATTCTTCAAAAAGTTCTCTAACGCAGGTTAATGTTAAGAACAGTGATTTCATCTATAATACGGTCAGAATACAGTATTCTGACTGTATTTTTTTAAGGTAAAAATGTATTACAAAATGCGGAAATGTGCGATTACCGGGAACGCTTGCTATTGCTCTAATTGGTTATCCCCTGAAGAGTTTAGGGGTGCCTTTCTGTTTGAACGAGCGAAAAGCGAAGTGAGTTGTAGTCGGCGGGGTTTGACGAATGAGTTACCTTTACTATTCCGTCACAAGCGAAAGAAATCTATATGAAAGGGTGATTAGATGACTTCAGAGTTTACAGAGATTATAAGTTTAAGAGTAGATGATAAGCTACTTTACCAAATTAAAAACAATCTGCGTACCGGTGAAAACTTAAGCGACTTTATCAGAAAAGCAGTGCGTAGTTATTTGGCTATTGTTCAGACGGAGTAGGGGGTGATTTTATGACTGAAAGATTATTTGAACTTCGGCAAAGTAATAAGCTTGCCGCTAAAATTCTTGTAGCGTTTTTTGTAATTGCGCTTGCAATGGTAATGGCATTTGCTCCGCCGGTAGAAACGGTAGCACTTGCAAATGAAGTTAATCAAGTATGTGCTGCTGTCGGGGTTATTGTAGCTGCTGTTACCGGTAGTGCTGTTGCCGGGGGAATGTTAGCTACTGCCGGAGTAACTGCAACTGCTGCCATTCTAACCGGTACCGTTTCTGCTTTTATTGCGTTTCTCGTTGCTATGGGTGTTGGTATGACCGTTGCAAGCCTTATCAGACTTCTTACTAGCGAAAGCTCTCTTGATAAATTCGGGGTAAGTTTTTGGAAAACAATCAAAGATGTTTGGGATTATAACAAGCAAAAAGTAGTCTGCACTGCGGCAACATTCCAAATGATATGTGCAAAGATAAAGCAGGCATTAGGAATTGACGGAACTGCGCCTGAACCGACTGCAAGTGATTATATATTTATTACATCAGCTGCACCGACAATTGATGATTTGGGACTTCCTACTCTTAATTCCTGGACTCTTGAAGAGGATAAATTACCAAAGCCATTAACCGGTGTGTCATCTATTGGCAGCCTTTATTATGGTAAAAGCGGTCAGGAAGCACAAAAAACTACATATGTTAGTAATTATTATATTGGTACATATCGTGAAAGCGGTGATATATACGGAAATATTGGTCTTGTTGTTGATGATGCTACATATGCATTTACAACTGGTGTTACACTTCAGGAGGCTTGTGGTTTTGTTTCAAAACCGATTATAAACAAAGCAAGTAAAAGTTGTTGGTTTATTGCTTCAGAAGCCTGGCAGACAGCTTTTGCAGGTGGCTATCGTTCCTCTATTGCAAAGTTAAAAATTAACGGCAGCTATCTTAAAACTTATAGCGGTAATAATGGTAACTATTGTTATTACAGTGTTTCTAACGGTTATTTAGTTGCATATGTTGTTGATGATAACGGTAAAATCATTAAACCTAAAAGTGTTGAAAATTTCCTTTATTACACTTTTTACTTGGGTTATCGTCCTGCTTTTGCGTATGGCGATTCTAAAAATAAGGATAAAACAATTCTTGATAATCACAGTAATATCAAAGATATGTCTGATGCGGATTATAAGAAAGTTACAACGGAATCATCAGACTTAAGAAAAACAAGAACCCGGAATAAAGATGTTACATATGATTCAAAAAAAGACAGAACTAAAAGTATAACCGATGCTATTAAGAGTACCGGCAAGACTGATGTAAAAGGTAAAGTAACACTTGATTCGGTCGGCTTGTCTGAATCGACTGCAATTGATACTGTTAAGGCTTTAGATGTGTCTGATGTTATCGGTGTAGCAGGTGTAAGTGCAACTGATTTAGCTGTTACTGATACTGCAACCGGTGAAGAAACAAAGATTGATGTACCTGCAGAAGAATCGATACCTTTTGACCTCGGCCCTAAACTTATCAAATTTTCTGCAGAGGGTATAGCTGACAAGTTTCCTTTTTGCCTGCCGAAGTTTTTGTACAATCAACTAAATATTTTAGTAGCTGATGCAAAAGATCCAAAGTTTAAAATACCATTTAAAGTTGAAAGTGCAAATTTATCCGGTGATATTGATTTAGACTTAACAATGAGCGGTAAGGCAAAGACGGTAACAAAAATAACAGATTTCTTTTTGTGTGCTGCATTACTTGTAGGTTTGGTATTTGCTACCAAAAAGCTTGAATTCTAAAGGGGTGATGAAATGATAACACTTTCAATAGAATCAATTGTATCAAATGTTTGGTACTATTTGTGTAAGGGAATAGCAAGTATCTGTGATTTTATAATATCATTCTTCCCGGATAACAAAATGGAAAATTTAAGCGTTCCTGAAGAAGTAGCTAATATATTAGGCTATGTCAATTACTATTTGCCTGTTAAACAGTTTATAGTGATTATTTCAGGTTGGTTGCTGTGTCTTATAGCATTGATGATTTACAGGCTTTTAGCAGGCTTCTTCAGACTTGTAGGGGGTGGATAATATGATTTATCTGTATTCAGGTGTTCCCGGCTCCGGCAAGAGTTATCACGCTACTATGGATATAAGGGAATTTGCCATAGAAAAGAAATTATATGTTATTACTAATTTGCCTGTCGATTATGATTTGTTGTGTAAGCATAGCTCTGTTAAGCCCTCAGAAGCTCGAAAACGCGTTTTTATCAAAGATAATGAAGAAATAACCGTTGACTTCCTCAAGGAATTTTCAAGGCAACATCTAAAGCGAGGTAAAGAGAATCAATGCTTGTTGGTCTTTGATGAAGCAGGCGATAAGTTCAACGCAAGAGACTTCAGTGCTTCAGACAGAATGGAATTTGTTAAGTTCTTCAGAGTTCACCGGCATTACGGTTATAAGGTTCTTTTAGTCTGCCAACATGATAGATACCTGGATAGACAAGTCAGAGGATGCATTCAAACCGAAATTGAGCATAGGAGCTTTAAATACTATAAAACCTTTGGATTTTTGCTTTATATGCTGTTTGGCGGTCTTTTTCAGACAATTTCTTATAACTATCCTATTATCAGTCAAGGTAGGAAAGCAGCGCGTACAGGCTCTAAAATCATACGATTAAGAAAAAAGTATGCAAATATATATAACACTTTTCAATGCTTCGATGATGAGCTTGACAAGCTTTCACCCGGTGGCTCCGGGGTGGCGGTCTTTTCAGCCGCCGGGGTCCTGGAGACACCCTAAAAAATGCATTTAGATTATAATAGTACATTTTAAGTTATATATTATTTAACTTGGCTAATCCTCATTTAAGAACCAAATTAAACTAAACCGGGCAATGCATTATTCAATTTAGAACTGAGGGAAAAACCTATGACTAAATTTGCTTACAAGCGACGAGATATAAAAATTATAGTCAGCGGTGATATTGTTGAGCTAATTCAATATAGAGTACCTGTTAATTGTGAAAAAAGAGATTATGAAATTGTTAAGGGTTCAAAAAACGATTTAGATAAAAAAGAAGAAAACTTACAAAGAGCGCGCTCAAATATTCGCCGCTATATTTGGCAGAATGTTACACCGTATTCAAAATTTATTACTCTTACATACAAAGATACCGTGCTTGATTATGAAACGCTTCTATATGACATGAAGCAGTTTTTCAAAAATTTAGGCAGGGCAGGGTATTGCAACAAAAATTATTTATGGATAATGGAACATCAGACAGAAAGAGGAAAAAAAGAAAGTAATGCAGGCTCGCTACATTCACACTGCATATTGTTTGATGATGAATATATTCCTTTTGATGCCATAAATAAAGCCTGGGGTAAGGGTAATACCGATATTCATAAGCTTAATGATATTAACAATGTAGGCGCTTATGTATCAAAATATCTTACAAAAGAAACTTATTCAGAGTTTAACCGGCATAGCTATCATATAAGCAGGGGACTTCAAAAACCGACTGAATACTGCCACGATGGCTATGTAACTGATGTTGAATTTGGAAAAGAAATTCTTGATCAGGTAGACTGGTATCATATGCATACCACAAATTATGAATACGATACAAGTAACGGTAAATTTCAAAATTCAATTATATATAAGCAAGGGAGATTAAGAAATGGCAGATATTTGCAAGAACTGTAAATTTAAAAGCTATATATCAATTTATTGCCCGGCAAGGATTTGTGACATTATGTTTGATAGTATCACGCAGGCAGTAATTGACTGTGACCATTATGTAAAGGATGATAATCTTGTTAGTCGAAAAAGTGGATATACAAAGAATTAAGGCACTTTTGGAAAGTGTACCGGGACAAATGGAAATTGATTCAATAAATCTGAAAAACGGTTATAGCTTAAATTTAGTTGCTGGAGAGCAAGAAATAAATCAAGCCGGATTTGAAGATGCATTAAATCAATTAAATGATATATTAGGCCTTTACAAATCATTAGAGGGCGGCAATAAGCTGCTTGAAAAATAATTACAAAAATTTTACGCAATTGCTTTTGCAGGGTAAAACCGTTGACATACCGTGCTTTTTTTGATATAATTGCACAAAATAAATATTTTGTGCAATTTGGGGAGGCGAAAAGGCTGAAATATTGAAATTTTGCTAAAATCTTGTTAAAATAGCGAAATAAAGCATTGTAATTAACGTTTTAACATTTCTGCTTATTTCAGGCTATAATTTCCAGCCGTTCAGTTTATTTTGAATGATACTTGTATCATTCAAAATAATTCTATTTGATGATAATTTATTTTATATAATGATGATTGATTATTTTTACATAATAAAATTGTGTTTTGATTTACAAAATCAATTTAATATATAGGAGTTGATAAATTTGCGTAAAGATGAATTTGGTACATTACCGAAACTTGTTCAAAAATATCTTGTATATATTGAAGCTATTAAAGGTCACAGTGAAAAATCCGTTTTGGAATACGCTTCTGATTTGCGTACTTTTTTTAGATATATGACTAAATTAAAAGGTTTGTACAGTTTTGATACAGATGAAGAGAAAATTGACTTGTCCCCTATTGATTTAGAATTTATACAGAGTGTAAAACTTGAAGACGCGTATGAATTTATGATATATTGTAAAAATGTACGCCAAAACAATGAAGCTACCCGTGCAAGACGCGTAATAAGTATTAGGCGATTTTATACATATTTAACTGATAATTTAGGCGTTCTTGAAAAAAATCCGCTTAAAAATTTAGATATTCCAAAAACAAAAAAATCGCTTCCTAAATACCTTACGCTTGACGAAGCGGAAAAGCTTTTGTCTGTAATTGAAGGTAAATACAAAGAGCGAGATTACGCAATTATTACTTTATTTTTAAATTGCGGTATGCGACTGAGCGAACTTGTTTCAATAGATTATAACGATATAAAAACAGACGGCACTATTGTTATTACCGGTAAAGGAAATAAAGAGCGAACAGTATATCTTAACCAGGCTTGCATCAACGCTATAACAGCATATTTGAAAGTTAGGCCACATGACAAAGTTAAAGACAGAGCTTTGTTTTTAAGTTCGAGAAATCAAAGAATAAGTAACAGAAGCGTTCAGCATATTGTTGAAACATATATTAAAAAAGCCGGACTTGGCGACAGAGGTTTATCTGTACATAAGCTCAGGCATACTGCTGCAACTTTAATGTACCAATACGGTAATGTAGATGTGTTATTATTAAAAGAAATACTCGGCCATGAAAATTTGAGTACAACGGAAATATATACTCATATAAGTGATGACGCAACTAAAAAAGCAGTTGATTCAAACCCATTGTCAAATGAAAAGCCTAAATGGTAATAATGCTTTTGAGTAAAGTTTCTAATACTGCCGATACCCCGGAACATATGATAATTGCTAAACCATATATTAAAAATTCTTTTATGCTTGGCTTGAAATCAATTTTTGATACACTTTCTTTTTTAGTTATGTTGACTATTTCTTTTGATACATTACTGCTTGTTTTTATTGTGAACATAAGTATTGTTAAAAATAGTGCTGAAAAAGGAGCAATCAATATTATTGCATATCCTACGCCTTTTGTTTGAAAATTCATGTAATAATAAGCTGTACTTATACCTGTTTGTAAGCCTAATATAAAAGGAATTATATTAACTATTCCGTATCCGATAAGGCAAAATGCAAGAAAAACCGTAATTAAAAAAAGCGTCATATAATTACAAATATTTTCGCAAAACAATTGGCTTACAGTTGTGTTTTTAGATTGAAAGAGTTTATCAAATGAATTGCTTTGCAAAAGACGATATATTACAGAGCCGATTGCAAGCGCGCAGGAATACAACACAGTTGAATAAATTATTGTTTTATTATCAATGATTATTTTTTCAAAATCTATTTTCTTTTCGTCTTCGCTGTCTTCTAAATTGAATTCTTTTTTTAATTCCAAAGGTATATCATTCATATTTTATTTCCTCTTCCCTGCCGATATAACGGAAGCAATAAATGAAACAGAAACTATTATTGCAAGCGATATGAACAATTGAACAAAATCTTTGTTTTTAAATGCATAATTCGCGATAGAAAATATTACTATTGGTATAATCGAAGCAAAAGACAGTGCTGAAATGTTATGCTTAAACCCTTTTAAGCATAGTGTTGGCACAATAAATGACGAAAAAGCACAAGTAACATAGCCGCAATATTTACATATAATTAAGTCTAAATCAAATTTTAATACGGCAAAAGAAAAAATAGTTGATAAAGCACTAATTGATAAAGCTGTTAAAATTATAGATTTTAAAACAAATTTAATAATTATGCTTTTTGCGTTTAAATTACTGATTTTAGGCAT